TATACGCGGATCAGGCCGCTATTGCACAGCGTTGAAAGCGCTGAGGCTTGTGCGTTGACTGTGGCGTTAGCCAGTTGGGTGTTGAGAGGCATTTCGTTCTCCGGTTAAATTCATTCCTTGGGTGCCACAGCAGTGCTGGACTGAAGTTGCTCACCCATTCCCACCTTGAACTGCTGGTAGTGCGTCATTGCAAGCTGGGCGTTTCCACCAAATTCAGCATCCTTGTTGTAGGCGCGGAACATGATGTAGCTGTACAGGGTGTTGGCCCACACATCTGGCAGGGCTATGTTTCCAGACACCGTCGAATAAGGCCTTCCAGTTGGCGTTGCAACGTCTGCCGGATACGCCGACACAACGATGTCAACAGCCAAGCCCTCTGTTGGCGGTTGATACAGGAAAAATACGCGAGGCTCTGTTGGCTCGTACATAAAATGCACGACACTTGAGCTTGGCGCTAGGCTGAGCCAGTTTGGCTGAGTGGCATCTAACATCTTCCTGTCAACTTTGCGCAAAGCCTTGAAAGTGCCAGAGCCAACATTGGTCACATCAATCAGCGCCATCGCACTGTCTGGAAGAACTTGTCGAGCACCTTCTGTGCATGCGTGAGTCAGCTTGGTCGACAGGGCATCCGGACGAGACATCACGATCTCGCGCTGCCCATCGTTCAAATGTGACACCAACTCGGTTGCAGGCCACCGCGTACCAGTCAAATCCATCAAGGCGGTCTGTGCGCGAAATACGATGCTTTGGGCCAATGTGCTCATGCGCTACCTCATGCAAACGGACGCGAGCGCACCCGCTGCGTGGACACCACGCGGTTGAACGACCCCTCCATGCGGGCCTTGTTGGCCCCGAACATGAACAACGCTTGCTGTTGTTGTGCAATAGCAGGGTCTGAAAACGGCTGGTTCGGGATGGCGTGGATTCTGGCCAATGCCCCGGAGATCACAGTTTCGCACCAGCGGTCGTAAAGGTCGTCTTCCAAGCTGGTTGCGCCCCTTGCCGGTCGTGTAGCCACCACCACGTTCACAGGATAAACCTTGTCCGGTGTCGGATGCAGGTTCAACTCATACACGGAACCGTTGCGCGTCATGAACGCCGTCATTGGTGCACCGCTCGGCGAGTCCAGCGGGGCCACATCGTGGATTGACGCCACCGTGAGCACTCGCCCGTCTGCAACAACCGACAGCACCCGGGAAACAAACTGTTGTGAAGGTGGGTCAAGCTCGTATTTTTGTACGCCAGCAACTGTGCTGAACGTGTCAAGCTGCTCACGCAGAACAAGCGTGTCGTCCGCAAACGCAATGGCCGCGTCCACCAGTGCCTGGTTGGCCGTTGGCTCTGGACACCCCGGTACACGAGGTATCAGCCGCGAGTAGAACGAACTGAGTGGTGTCATGATGCAGGCGTAAAAAAGCCCAGCACTGGGCTGGGCCATTCTAACACGCTAACGTGCTATCAAGCAAATCAACTTGCGGCGATCAAGAGCGCGAGAGACTCGGGCTTGATAACTTTATACCCATAAACATTTAGGGTACGGATGAAATCACCAAAATCCGACGGGTTACGCACGGTTTCAGTCTTGGTGAACTGAGACGCGAACGTGATCGCAGACTTGTGACCGGCGATGATCGCCTTGCGCTTGAGCACGGTACCTGTGGAGGTCACGCTGGTCTCGGTGCCGTCGCCGGATGTCCAAGGTGTCGCTGTACCAGCGGCTGCGCGTGGCAGGTTGTTAGACACGTAGACCGTGAAGCGGTCGATCGCGCCAATTTTGCCGTTGCGAACAGGGCTGGTGCTGTCACCGGTTTCGTAGGCTTTTGCCAACTGGCTTTGGAACAACAGGGCGCGTGTGGCGGGGTCGATCACCAGGAAGCGGTCGCTTTCAGGCACGTTCTGCTCGTCCAGGATCGAAGCCAGTTCCAACACCTTCTGCACCACGTTAGACGCGGTCAGGGCGACAGGAGCAGCATCGGTACCCATCACATAGGAAGCAGACTGTGCACCAGCGGTGGCACCCTTGTTGGCTGCTGCACCACCAGAGAAGGTGTTGTACAGCACGGTCGAGTCGACGGCAATGCGCATCTGCTCAGCGGCGTCAGCGGCGAACATGTCCATCAGGTCGGGCTTGGCCTGGTACTCCAGCACGTCGTTGATCTGGAAGGCGGCGTATTTGCCCTTGTCGATCAACAGTTCCTGCATTTCAGGAGTAGGTACCTGATAGCTCAGGGTGGCGCCAGCCTGGTAGTTGCTGACGGTCAGCGTAGGTGCGGTGTTGATGTACACCTTGTCACCCATGCTGGAGATTTCACCCTCGTAATTGGTGTTGGAAATCTCACCGAAGATCGACGCCTTGTAGAACTTGGCGTTCAGCTTGGAAGACCAAACTGCGGGGATGAACTTACCAGAGTACGAATCGGTCGTACCCAGGTTACCGGCATTCATTGCACCGGTTACGGGAAAAATAGCTGCCATGATTGGCTCCTTTGAAAACGGACTAACTTGCTAACAGGTCAGCGAACACGGCCTTCGGCCATCGCCTCGTTGATCATTTTTTCGATCCGCGCCTCCTCTGCTGCCCGACCGTTGTACTTCCCGATGGCCACATCCCGGTAGAAGTCAGAAATCTGCTTCTGCGTCAGAACAGGCTTCTCAGGCTTACCTTGCGGTGCGGCGGCTGCCACAGAGCTTGGGCTGATCTGTTTCTCCACGGCGTTCGATTGCTTGGCTGGTTCTTTCGGTAGGGTTGACTTGAACGCGTTGAAAATCGCTGCCACCCGGCGTGCATCCAGTGCCTTCTGTGCGCTGTCCAGTGCCACCTGTCGGTTCGCCCCAAGGACGGGGTCCACCTCACCCAACCAGGCCAGGAACCGCTGATCGCCGTTCACTGCTTCCCAATCAGGCACAGCCTTGGACAACTGCGCAAAAAACGTCTGCTCCGCCGTGTAGGCCACCGTTTGGGTCGTTCCCTGCACCACCTGCTCAAGAGCCGCAATGCGCTGGGCCATCCCATTCAACGTGCCGTCCACCTTGGCCGCCATGCCCCCCAGAATGTTCTGGGCCACACGCTGCACCATCTCTACCAAATCACCCCCGAAGTTCTCGACATCCTTGGGGTCCACGCTGGGCTTGGTGTCTTTTGGCTGAGCTTCCTGAACCTTGGCCTTTTCCACTTCCTGGAGGCGTTGGGTCAGTTCCCTGACCTGGTTCTGGAGCGTGGGTACTTCTTTGTTGAACAAACCCTGCAAGGACTTGTAACGTGACTCCCACACGTCTGGCTGCATTGCAGCCTGCTCTACCTTGACCACCGGCGCTTCCTGCGCGGGCGGCGTCTCTACCTGCGGCTGCTCGGTAGCGGCTTGTGCCAGCGTCCCCAGATCGGCCAGGTTACCCCCAACCCCTTGCTCTGGTGCGGTGTTTGCTTGCGCCAACAACGCTTCTGCTGCGGCCACTTGTGCCTGAACTGCCTTGGGCAAATCTGCCATGATGAACTCCTGTACGGCGTAGCCGTTTCTCAGGTTGCAATATGCACTAACGCGCTAACGTCACGCAGTGCTCGAAAACACCCGGCCTATTTCGTCAGGGCCGTTTTGGCTGCTTGCAACTTGTCCAGCATGAGCTTGTAGACCGCTGCGGCACCTTGTGCCTTCAGGATCGTCTCGTGGTTGGGGTTGACAAGCAACACCTTGATCTGCTCGTCGAGTTGGCTCTGTACCCATTCGGACACCCTTGGGGTGCGGACCAAATGCTGAAACAACTCCTGCTCAACGTCTCTGTTCATAGGCTAACACTATTACACCGTGTTTGTCAATAGTCAGCACTTCTTTTTGCCGTGAACCTTCGGATTTGCTTTCGCTTCCTTCCGCTCACCGGAGGCGTATGCTTTCGGAGGCATCTTCTTTTCAGACTTCTCCTCTTTGGCGGATTCTTTGCCTTTGAACAGGAATGGTGGTTTTGTTGCCATGGTTTTCCTCATACTGGTTGTGGCGCAAATTGGTCGGTCACGGGAGAACCGTCCATCAACTGCTGGTTACCGCCCTCGCCTTTCGGCTTGGCTTTCATCTGGTTGGCCGTGTTCATGCCATCCTGGCCTTCCTGAGACTGTGCTGCTGCCTGCTGCAACATCATCGCCTGCTGCATCATGGCCTTCTGCTTGACCACCGTGGCCGGTGGAACCACCTTGTCGGTGTTCAGGTCAAGCTGCCGCCCAGCAGCGCGGAGCAACTCGGCGCGGCCCTCCATGCCCATGATCTGCAAGTCGATCGGGTTGCCCGTCCTGGCCAGGAACTCGTTGATGCGAACCTGTGCGGCTTCCTTGGTCACCAGGCTGCTCGCGCCTCGGGCCTTGACCTGGAGGTCACCAGCCAACTGTAGGTCGGGCTTGTACTGCATCAACCACTGGAACGTCCGCTCCACCGAGCGGGATATTACGTTCAGGTCCAGGCTGTTGAGGAACTGCTTGATGATCTTGGACGCATTGCCAATCATCATTGACATCCCTGACGCGGTGCGCCCTGCGCCACCCTCCCCCCCGCCCAGACCGGCCATATAGCGGGGCACGCCTGACATCTCGTCGGCCAACTGACTGAACCGCTCGAACACACCCATCAACTCCGCCGCGTTGCTCGACGGCTGGAAAAACGTCACAGGCGCCGCGCTCGACCCCATCGGGTCATTCACCGACTGCCACACCTTCCACGGGTACATCTCCGTGATCTCCTCACCCTGCGGCAGGCGCTCCACGTTCACCACAACCTGTGGTCCGGACGCAACACCCAGGTTGTTCGCCAGTGCTCTGGCAGCCGCGTTGCACATGTCCTGGCAGTCACGGATCACATCGAACAGGCTGTTGTGCCAGAACGCACCCGGGATGCGGCTGAACCCATCTGTGTAGTACGGACGGCGGAACAGCGGGTCCGGGTTGATCGCCGCCTTGATGACCCACTCACCGATCAGCCACGCCTCAACCTCGTACTCCTTGGCCTCATCCTGCACTTCTTCAGGCCCCATGCCCCACTCGCGCAACATCTTGCCACTCACGCTGCCCCAATACTGCAACGCGTCGATCAGGTCCGACCGATTCTGCGTCCCCGTCAGTTCCCGCCCTTCGGCCTCGTCACGCTCCGTGTCCACACTCAGCCACTCATGCAGCCCGCCGTCACCGTGAGTGTCCAACACCGACCGTATGGCCTCCTCGCTGTACCCCTCAACCCCAATCAGGGCGCTCAGCGCCCCACGGCTCAGCTTGTGCCGCTCGAACAGCGGAGCGTCATGCACACTCTTGGCCCACGGCACCGGATACATCATCAGCGGGTCCACGCGCTCGAACATCAGCTTCGGTTTGTTCACCGTCTGCGGCACCGGGGCACCGTCAGGTCCAACACCCCAGGTCATCTGGGGCACCATGCGCACAACCGGCCCCTTCATGAACGCCGTCTTGAACGTCGTGATGTCGTCAATGAACTGGTCCAGGGCGTCCATCCACCCACCTTCCACCATGACATCCTCGATGGCTGTCTCAGCCAACTCAGCCTCGTGCTTGGCCATCTCCATCACGCGGTTCTCCAGCATGTTGCGCTGGTCTTTCAGGCGCTGGCGTACGTCCTCCACCGTCATGGGCAGGCCCATCATCTCCGCCTGCGTGGTCTCCTCGAACACCGCCTGCATGATCTTGTTCACCTCAGCCTGCGGCAACTCCGGCTTGGGGCTGGGGTTCAGCGTCCACGGTTTGTCGACCCCTGTGCCCAGCAGCACGTCGCTCACCAACGCCTTGAACTGCCTCGCCTTGGTGGCGAACAGCATCATGTAAATCTCCGACCCACCCTGCTGGCGGATGCGGCTCAACTTATCAGGGTCATACTCCCCGCGCCGTGCCCGCACGGCTGACAGCATGTCAGTCTCCACCTGCTGTTTGGCATCTTTGGCCAACGACCAGTGCCGCTTGATGTGGCTGACCAGCGAACTCACCACGGGGTCCTGCGCCGCCTGCGTGGCCTTGGCAGCGGCTGCTGCCGTTTCTTCCTTGAGCATCTGACTCAGCGACTTGACCTGCACGAGGCCGTTGATCATCCCGACCCCGGTGGGCTTAGGCAGTGTGAGTCCTTGTGCTATCATGGTCTTGATTCCGTGTCAACGTGTTAGCACGTATTGTAGGCTGCCTGTGTGGATGGGGCAACTAACGCGTTAGCAGTAGGCGTACTTCGACCTGCCGATTGTGCGTGCCACAGGCCGCCGTATGGGGTTGGACCCTGGGGTCACCATGTTGTAGTGCAGGCAGGCGTACTGCACCGCATCACCCATGTGGCTGTGGTGGGTTTTCTCGGCCTGCGTGCTGGTCAACCCCGTCGAGGTTTTCTTCCAGCGGTGCCCCCACTCCAGCGTGTCCGTGATGTGCCTGCACGAGGGGTCGATCAGCAGGCCAGGGCCGCCATCAATCTGACGGGTCAGCAGACCCTCAACAGCCTGTATGCGCCGCTCCGGGTCGTTCGTCGTCGCTTTGACCACCGTGAACCCCCTCTGCTGGATGGCCATGGCGATTGTCTTTTCGTCCACCTGACTGCGCTGGAAACACGCCGGGTCCACCACGAACAAGATTTTGTCTTTCGGAAACGTCGGAAACTTGGCGCTGAAGTACGGCATGAGCAGCCTGTCCAGGAACGTCTCCACCCCCATCGTCTCGTCCTCGGGCACGAAACACTCCCCCAACACGTTCACCCGTCCGCGCATGTCCTGCTGGAGGACCGCAGCCGCAGCTTGCAGCCCGTTGTCCATCCCCACGATCAGCGGGTTTAGTGACCCCATGATGGGCTTGAGTGCCTCCTTGCCCACATGAAATGACTTCTTGAAGCTCGCCCTATAGATGGGAGACCCCAGGTCACCAGCACCATACTGGTTCTTGAGGTAGACGTTGATCCAGTCCTCTGTCTTACCCGCCACGA